AATACGAAGATGTAATGAGTACACAATATGGCGGCAATCATTACAAAGAACGTAAGATTCAGCCTTGGGAAGTGTGGGATGCGTATGACATGAATGGTTGGGAAGCTAGTGCTTTGAAATACCTATTGCGTTATAAGGACAAAGGTAAGCCACTAGAAGACCTATACAAGTGTCGTCACAACATTGAATATTTAATTGCTCAACAAGAAAGGAAACTAAATGTACAAAATCAAGCGAGTGAAGGGCAGTCTGCCAAAGTCTTTAAAGGGCTTGTATCTCAGCTACAACCAAGTTCGCAGTGCCCTACGCAAGTACTTACGGAAACAGGCAGAGCTACCATCCGGTGTACATCTGACAGTAAGTGAGATGCGTATCATGGGCTTTGATATTATTAAGGCATAAGAAAAGGGGCACTAAGCCCCTTTTTTATTTACTAGCGTATTTAGTATCTAAATAAGATTTAATTCTATTTACATACTCTTTGGTTTCTTTAGCAGGTGGTTCTTTACCAGCTCTAACAGCTTTACCAGCAGCAGGGCCTCCATTGTAATTAGCAATAGCTGCAATGGGGTTGCCTTTGTTCTCTGTTAATAGCTGCTTCATAAACCTACCAGCTGCATCAATAGATGCAAATGGGTCGTTTACATCGTGGTCAAATGCACCACCTTGTAGCTTACGAGTAGCAGGAGTAAATTGCATAACTCCTTGTGCTCCAGCACCACTAACTTGACCAGTGTTGCTACGTTCACCAGCATTCTTCAATGCAACTACCATACCTTGTGGTAGCTCATAACGCTTCTCTACTTCTGTAGCGAACGCATCTAAACGTGGGTCGTCATATTTGACAGATTTCCATTCATCAGGCTTGTTAGCCAGTTCTTTCCAATCAGCCATATTATTGTTTCCACCATTGAGTAGCGTTACTAGTAGCACCAGTGCCAGCAGGTTCAACAGTCGTCGGTTTATAGAAGCCATCATAAGGTTTTGATTCCTGCATATATTTTGCTAAATCTGCACCTACTGCTTGAGCAGGTTCACCAGTTAGCATTGAACGAGCATAAACCATGTTAGACAACATAGGCTTAGTTTGACCAATGAATTCAGCAGCAGCTCTGTTGTATTTAGCAATCTCAGGGTCGTTAGGCATTTGTCCAGCAGCAGGTGTCATACGCTTAACTGTAACAACGCCTGTAGGGTCAATGTTTAATGTAAACTTAACACCGTATTTCTCTTCAATATAGTTTTTGATAGCTGTTACACTAGTCACTGAAGTTGCCACACTGTTGCTAACTACAGTTTTAATAACACCTTGGTCAGCTTCATTTAAGTTAGCAATCTTCTTACCAATAGATTGATAGTCACGAGCTAACAGTTGAGAGCTACTACCAACTTCTACAGCAGTTGCCATAGCAGCACCAATGGTGTTAGTTTCTGTACCTTGTAGTGTACCTGTCTTCTGTGCTTTAGTTAGTACAGATGTAGCAGAAGCCATTAGAGCTTCATATGCTGCACGTTGTGTAGGTGCATCCATTTCTTCATCTGGTTTAATAGCATCAGGAGCCTTACCAGCAGCATTTAATACACGTGTAACATTAGACAATTGTGTAGCAGCTTGAATGTCATTACGTACACCAATAACGCTACTAGTAAGCTGACGTTCTTGGTTTTCCATAAACGCATAGAAGTCTTTGTTAGTGCGCTTTAAGTTCTCACGAGATTCACCACCTGCCCAATATGCCATAACCATTGGGTTGTTCTGCATAGCAGATTGTTGTTTAATAGCTAAGTCAACAAGTTGTGTTTTCTCAGTTAGACGCTTATCACGATAGGCGCTATTAATTGCAGCCATAGCAACTAAACCAATACCCTTATCATCAGCATATTGTTTAGTCATTACGTCAGCTGCACGATCAACATCAGCATACAACTCTTTAACCTTACCATCAGAAATGTTAGGGTTGTTAGCACGGTAAGTGTCAATAGATGCGTAAGCAGCACGACGAGATGCTTCAATGTTGCTACGCATTTGAGCAGCGTGCATGTCAATTTGTACTTTGAATGCTGTAGGGTTTACAGACACATCTTCACCTTTAGCCATCAAATCTAAAGTAGTTTGGAATACTTTTTCTTTGTCTTGTACAAGTTGAGATGTAACAGTAGAACCTAAGCTACCAGCAAAGATAGCTGCAAAGCTAGCACGTTGTTGGTCAGCTTGTAAATCACTTTGTTCACGTAAACCAGCTACGTTAGTTTGAATAGCACCAGTTTGTGTTTTAGACGCAAAGTGTTCTTTAGCACCACGCATACGTTGGTCGTAACCAGCTCTGTCTGTCTTATACAAGTTATATAGTTCTTCACGAGTACCGAAAGTACCTAGTGGAGCAACCATATCAATATCTTTTAAAGCTAGTTCTTCAGGAGAAGTTTGCTTAGCTTGTTTCTCTGCACTGAAACGATCTTGAACATATTGCATTTGTGCCCAACGATCTGCATATGGCAAACCTGTAACAACACCTACACGCTCACGAATCTTATCTGCTAATCCGGGATATTTAGCAATGGCTTGACGTGTTAAGTCGTCTACACGAGCAACGTATTGCTTGTTAGACATACCGCCTTGAGCAGCTTCTTTTAGACGTGAAATTTCACTATCATAGCCAGCTAACAATTCAGCTGTATTGTCTGACAACGAAGGTGTTTGTCCTTCATCTTGGAAAATAGACATTGCTGTTTTCTTTTCCACAGCAGCACGATCAGCTTCTACTTTAGCTAAACTTTCCTGTGCTTTACCTTTCTTTAAAAACTCCGTACCAAGTTCTTCAGCTTGTTTAACTGTTTGATTTACGTCGTAGTCAACATACAGCTCAGCTGCTTGTTGTAAGCTCTTAATCATAGTTGTAGACGCTTCAGCACTAGCACGTGATGCACGAGCACTTGATTCAGCCGATGCCTGTAAGCTAGCTGTACTAGCAGTTACTGGTTCTGCATTACTAGTAATGTTTTCACGATATTTAGCCATTTATTGTCCTTTAACTGTGATATCTTTAACTTCCCAATCTTTCATAGCTTGGTCAATTAATAGTTTTTCATACTGTGTATACGCTTCTACTTTATAAGCTTCTTGATATAGTTGTTGTAGGTCTGAACCTGAATAACTATGTAAGATGGCTTGCACTACAGCAGCATGGGTTTTATGTGATTCTGTGTCGTTGTTGCGTAAAGCTGTCAAAGCTAACATTGCGTGTTTACTAACAAGTTTAGCACTATCTGCAATGTCTTTCTTGTGTGCCTTACTACTTTCCATCATAATGGTTAAGTCTTCTTGAGCAGCAGGAGTAATACCAAACCCCATCAGCCATGCTTCAGTATCTGTAACGCGGTACATTGCTCTACCAGCACCACTTTGTACTTGGTTATAGTTTGCCATAGCAATACGAGCTTTTTGTACGTTGTTCAATGCTGAGAATGAACTACGTCCAATCTCTGTTAGAGCAGCTTGTACAGTAGCCATGCTTAGTGGGGCTTTAACCATAATGCCAATACCCTCACCAACACCACCTAAGATACGTAAGCCAGCGAAACCAGAAGGGCCAGCTGCTACTTCCATAAAACTCTTTTGTGGGTCTAGCAATCCTTTAATCACATCTTCATAATATTTGAATGTGTTAAAGCGACTACCAATAGCAAGCTTAGCTTCACCATCAGTCATAGCTGCAATCATACCTGCTACAACACCCTGTTGAATTGTCAAACGTTGTGTCTCTGTCAGGTCTTCTGGGAGCATATTAGTAACAGCATCACGGAAAGGCCATAAGAATGCACCAGCAGTACCCATAACAACAGTGTGTGTTATTAGTAACTGTAGGGCTTCTTTCTGTGTGAAAGCACGTGGGTTGCCCATCAAGCTCTGTACAACGTTCATCATAAGCTTAACTTGATATTGAACGAATTGAGCAGGAATAGACTTCCAACCTGTTTGCCAGTTAGCAACGTTAGCTTGTGTCATGTTCTGTGTTAGGTCATCTTGACGTTCCAAGATTTTAGCTAACGCATCATCTGTCCACCAAGCCATACCTTTGTTAGTTTCCATAAACTCACGACGAGCAATGTCAAAACTAACTAAGCGTGAATAAGCTTCACCAGCATTGAATGGGCTAGCAGCTACACTACCAATACGGCGTGTAACACCATTAAACAAGCCATACTTACCTGTCTCAGCACCGTACATACTAGTGGAGTTGATGCCATCTAACAAACCTGTACGACGGATAGCTCTAACCACTTCAACAAACTCATCCTCATCCATACCTAAACCTAGGTTGGTAAGTTTGTTTGTCTTAGCAAATGTACGCCAGATAGATTCTTGATCTGACATTAAAGCCATTGCATACATGCTAGATGACTTAGCACTCTTCAAACCATGTAAAGGACTAATAGCAACAGCGTTGAATGCGTTCATGCCTTGCATAAAGAACTGCACTGGGTTGAATGCAAAGAAGCTATGGAAAGCAATAGTACGTGCCCAAACTGGATAGTCTTTAGTAGCACGTAATGCCATACCAAACTTAGCAACACCTTTGTTTGTACCAGCAAGTCCTTCGATAGATTCACTAATCAAACGCATAAAGCCTAAATATTCCTTCTCTTCTTTAGTTGGAATATTCATCTGTGCAATGATGTAGTCTTGTACTTTCTCAGCAGTTTGTAAACGCTTGTTTTGACCTACATAGTGGCCCTTGTTGTTCAACATGTAACGGAAAGCTTCTTCAGGAGACATGCTACGCACATTAACTGGTAGGTCTTCTGAGAATGTGTTGAACCAACGTACAATGTGGCTTTCACGCCACTCAGTAGCAGAAGCTACATAAGCAGTGTTACTAATCTCACTAGCAATAGAATCTAATGGGCTAAGTGTGTTAACTGTATCGCCGCCGTGTACAGACGGAATTTTATCTCCACGCTTGCTAGAGAAGTTAGTGGATAAGCCAATAGTTTCGTTTACATAGTCGTCATCAGTACGGTTGTACTTAACTTCTAGTTTAAAATTATCACCATACTTGTTAGCATCTAATGCTGCTTTAAACTCAGAAGGTTCCCAACCATAAGGCTGCATTAAACGAGCAGCTTCAGCTAATGTAAGCTTACCTGCACGATGTAGTGCTGCACCCTCATTAAAAGCTTTTACATAAGCATTAGCCTCACCTACAGTTGCAGCTGTACGATGAGTATTAGTAACGGCTTTAATCTCACCATCTACATCAAAATCAGAAGTAATTTTAACGAAGTATTCATCGCTATATAAGCGGCGATATTCACCAGCACGATATGGAATTACTTCCTCAATTTTAGAAGTGCTAAAACTCTTATCGCTGAAAGCAAACACCTTACGATATTTACCGTCAATTAAGATAGGCTCTACAGCTTCATAATATACCAAGCCACGATTAGAGGCTTCATCACGGAATGTATCACTCATACGTGACACAGTGCCGTCATCTACAACATAAACAAAACGACCATTCTCAGGAGTTGTTTCCTTACCAAAGAACGTACCGCTACCATCGTCAAACTTCATACCAGTGTTAAGCTGTACAAAGCCACGACGAATTAAGCTCTTAGCAGCAACATCATTACGCATCTGGTGCATAATGTCACGTAGTGCTCTAACCTTGTAATAGGCTTCACGTGTACGAGGTGTTAAACCAGCACCAGCTAGTTCATGTGGGTGGAATACTTTACCTTCCTTATCTCCCAATACTAGTATGTCATTGAGAGCAACCATCTCAGCTTTGTTAAGCTTCTCTACAGAAGGACGTACAAAGTTGGTCAATAGTTTTACATATCGACTTTGTTGGTTAATACCTACTACACGTTGTGCATACAATTCACTAGACGTAGACAAGGCCCAATCACCTAAGGCAAATCGGGCTGTGCTATTAATGTCATCTTCTGTATACTTACCGATGATTGAGTAGTCTAGTTTCTTTTCAATTGGTTTCTCAACCAACCAACCAGTTTTCAAACCAGTCTCAGCATCATCAATTGCGCGTAACTCACCATCAATAGCAGCTAGTTCTTTCTGCAATGACTTGACAGAAGGCTTCATAGATTTAGACTCACTAGCCAAACCTACTTGTGTTGCCTCAATTGATTTGTTTTGGTCTGCAATATATTTAATATGGCTACGCAACATAGCTGCAATGTTCTTATCTGCAGCACCTACATCTTTAACGATAAGGCCAGCATCCTGCATCATCTCTGTTACAGCAGCTGCAATTTGCTTAAAGCCACGTACTAAACCACTGAAATACTGTCCTAGTACGTCAGTAGCTACTTCATCAGTAAAGGCCCATTTAGCAAAGTTCTCAGCAAAGAATTCTGAATACTTAGATGACCAACCATGAATAGCAGATTCTAACATTAGATATTCTGCCATGTCGCCATTAGCGTAGTTGTTTACCCAATCAGTAAGTTGTTCTGCTTGAGTAATTGCACGATATTCAATTAAAGCTTCTAATGAGAAGCGGTCAGTAACAACTTTGTTGATACCTTCGCCTTTATATTTAATGCCTTTAGAACGTAGCCACTTATTGAAGCTAGAGTTCATAATACCAAAGTATTTAGTACCCCATTGAGATTCAAACGCATGTGCGTATTCGTGTGCAAATGTTTCCATATACACACGGCGTGACATACCTGTACCATACTTACGCTTCATCACAATAACTGAAGCAGTACCGTAGTCGTAATGAGTAGCACCAGCATTAACATGGTTTTTAATCATGTCTTCATACACACTACGGTGTAAGGGGTTACTAGTATTACGTAAGTCATCAAGTTCTAACACAATAACTCGACGATCACCCATGCCTAAAGAAGTACCTAGCTTAGACACAAAGGTAGCTACATCTGTCTGCATAATGCTAGGAGACATGTGTAGGTTACCAACTACAGTTAGTCCTGTAGTATCTGCTAAATACTTCTCACGGAATTCACGAGTAGCTGCACTAGTTTGTGCAATTGGTAAGCTGTCAGGCACACGAGATGTGATAACTAACGCACCACCTTCATTACGAGGAATGCGCTTTTCATTTTTAATGTAGTCACGTACTGTTGCAGCATGGCTAGCAATCTGTGCATCATCCCAACCTGTAGTTTCTTTAAGCCACTTAGTTACTTCCGTATCTGATTTAGACGCAGCTGATTTGCTACTTACTTGGTAAGCAGCTTTGTCAATATTGTTGTCAAAGACAAGTTCATCTGTCTTATAACGAGGCTTACTAGTAACAAGAGACTTAGGAGGCTCTACAACTTTAACAGCATCTACTGGAGCAGCTTTACTACCCTTAGCAGCTTTCTTAGCTTTAGTGGCAGCAAGAGCTTCTAAAATTTGTGCTTCTACAGCAGCCTTACGTAATTGTAAGTCTTTCTTAACAGATTCTTCAACTAAATAACCTGTGTTAGTTGTATCAGGTACAACCTTTAAGCCAGCCTTACCTGTTGGGTCTAAAGCACTAATAGCTGCTTCTGCAGCTTCTTTAGTTAGATATGCAGACGCATTCTCAGGCTTATATAAAACCTTACCTAAGATAGTAGTACCATCAGCTGTTAGTTGGAATGGGTCTACAGAATGTACTAATGGGTTGTTAGCTTTAGAATAGATGCGATTGAGTTCTTCTAGTTCTGCAGCAGCTTCAGACGAACGAATGCCCTTGGCAGCTACAACATCTTGTAACTCACCAATGAGGCGTTCTACTGGTTCACGAATAATCTTTTGTAAGTCATCAGCAGCTGTAGTAATGGCATCCGGCAATACTTTAGCAGCATTCATGCTGACAAGTTTACCTAAGTCAATAGCTGTGCTAATACCAGTCACTTCACCAGCAATAACACCTGCAGCAGCCATACGCTGTTTAGCTGCAGCTTGAGATACAATTTTAGCTCCTTCAGCAGCTACAATGGCGTTCTTACCACCTGCAGCAGCTAATGTACGCTCCACATCTACTAGCTCATTAGCACCACGTAACAACTTACCTGCTTTAAATGTAGCAGCTACACCGGACAAAGCTGTACCTACAACACCTAAGCGATCTGCCCAATCAGAGAAACCACCCCATGTTTGTTGTTCATCAGTAGCAACTTCTTGAATGAGTAAAGCAGCTTGCCAATCAGAGATTAGCAAACTACCTTTTAAATCACCATAGAGGCCCTCAAGCCACTCACCCTTCTCCTCCTCTGGTAAACTCTTAAACTTCGCTTGTAGGTAGGTTTTAGTGAGGCTACGGCCTTCTGTACGGCTAATGCTATCTGCAGGTACACCATACTTAATGGCTACACGGTCAATTGCTGCACCTTGTTCAGCAGCCATAGGTGTAAACTCATAGCCAAAGCCTGTAGCAATATTACTAATAGCTTTACCTTCTACAATGGCTTTTTCTAATACAGCTTGAGCAGTGATGCGACCAGAAATGCGATCAGTGGCACTACTAATTTCATCAGCAGTGTTATTAAATAATACAGCAGGATTTTTTACTGCAACGTTCTCTACAGCTTGCTCAGATAGTTCTTTAAGTTTTGTACGTACAACGTTAGCATTGTTAACACTTTGTGCACCATATAAAGCATTACGAGCACCAATAGTGCTCAATGCTTCTTGTAGTACAGACACATTACCAGTAGACGCAGCATTTACAGCAACAGAACGATCAATGTCGTTACGAGCAGGAACAGTGGTACGCCACACATCATCAACAAACTTATCAAAATTAACTTCGTCTGGTTGTTCTGGATTACCTGTAGCAGCTACAACAACACTTTTCACAATAGGATAGTTACCAACATCTGCACTAACTACAGGTTGCATATCCTTTTCTGTGTATAAAGGCTCTTGTTGTGTAGGCTCTTCTTTGTAAAGGTCTGTCATTAATTAGCCTTATTTTGAAAGTTTGTAGCCAGAAACAGCTGCTTGACCAATAGTGCCCCAGATAGCAGCATCAGCAGAAGCACTAGCAGCAGCTGCTTGATAACCTGCAGCTTCAGCAGCTAAGCTACCAATCTTAGTGTTTTGCTCAGCAATTTGACCCATATAGTTTAAGTTACCAGACAACTGGCTACCTGCACTAGCAACACCACCAGCTACAGCACTACCACCTGTACCACCACTTAACGCAGCTTGGTTAACCATAGAGCTTTGTGCAATGCGAGAGGCACGAATTTGTTCACGTACAGAACGCAAGTTTTGAATCTCAGCTTTCTTAGCTTCTTCTTTATATTGCTGTTGTTGTGTAGCAGCAGCACGTTCGTTTAAACTTTGTGCTTCTTTTTGTGCTTGTACATTTTCATATGTAGCATATGTAAAAACTGCTACTGCGGTAGATACTGCCATTTTATTCTCCTACGTACTTTCCGTACATGTGTTCGTACAATGAATAACCTAGTTTTTCAAGAGGCTTAATAATCATAGGTACATATGGTTTTGCGTGGTGTAATACAATACTAGCACCATGTTCTTTAGCTTGTTTCTCAGCAGCTACTAGTAATCTAGCACCTAGTGTTGTGTTTCTATACTCTGGGTCAATATAGATAACATCTACTGCAGCGTAAACTGTAGTGCTATAATGTAAATGTGGTTGAATTAATAATACACTATAACCTACAGCAACATTTTGATTGTTATAAACCACAATGTTTTTTAAAATTCCAACGTCTTGTAGTTGTTTATAACGTGCTTCATCAATTGCTAAAGGTACTTTATCTTTGTTTAAAGCAAGTTCTTCCCAATGTTTCTTCAACAGCTCATCACAATCTACTAACAACTTAGGAATATTTACATCATACTGAAAATCAAACATTGGTGTTTCCTACAAAAGTTCCTGTCCAACCTACAATTTGCATGTCCTTACCTTCTTCACTTGCAAATTTAAATTGTACAGCTTTACCACGACCACGAAGCTTGTTACGGCTAATAACTAACGGATACCCATCATCAAATGGGTCGCCAGCATCAGCTAAGAACAAACGACGTTGCTTATATACTTGTACAGGGTCTTGCCATTTACCAGCATATGCGCTATCTGTGAAGTCCCAACGGGTTTGCATTAGACAGCTAGATTCGTTTAGAGGCTCTGCATTGTCGTCAAACTCTGTTTCAGTACGACGCATAAACACTGTTAAATATTGACCTGTCTTACTACGTGCAGGGCCGTTATTGCCCATGTTGTAGCCTGTCAACACATAAGCATCTTGTTCTACACCAGCATCGTCAAACGTATACCAATCAGCAAACTTAGTTGCACTATCACGTGTGTTTAACAAATCAGCAAACGTAATTGAATAGTCGTTACTAGTAACAGGGTGCAATACTAAGAACTTAAACTGTTGGAACGTACCGTTAATAACTGGTAACGTAGAAACAACACTGTCTGTACTAACTAACACATCGTCAGTGCCAGCAATAATTTCGTAGTCAATTTCTGTTGTAGAAGTTTCTTTAGTAACTTCTAAGCTAACAGGAATTACGCCTAGTGTGTTGTCAAAGCTAAACCAGTACCAAGCACCTAAACGTAAGTCTAATGCCAATACTGTGTCTTTGTTATAGCGACCACTAGCAGTAGTAGTTTCTTCTGAAGAAGAATACAACCAGTAGACAATTTTGTTAGTAACGTTATAGCTACCCTCAGCATACAGCTTATTAACTGTAGGAATGTCTTGATAGAAGGTTTTAATATTCTTGTCACTAGCGTTTTGTGCAATAAAGCCGCCACCTTGGTCTGGAGATAATGTGTAAATACCATTATTACTCCAATATACAATAGAGTCTTCAACTTGTACAATTGACTTAGTAGCAGTACAACCTACGTTGGTAATACGTTCCACTGAGTAATCTGCAGCAGTGAATCCACTGTTACTAGTGCCAGCAATAAACCATGCACCGTTAGTAGCTAACACAATAATACCACGACCTAGTGGTTGTAAGCCAGTGATTTCACCAGCTTCAGGAATCTGAATAGTGCCGCCATCATTGTCTAGCAAATCACTAAACACTTCAGATGTAGGGTCATTAACTTGATAGCAATTACCAGCCTTGCTAGTTTCTGTCAACACTTGACTAAAATAAATTGTACCTAGTTGTGCAGCACTCTTAACACCAGCATACCATACACGACCAGCGAAGAAGGCACACACCTTAGGACGATAGGCTGTAGACGTAATAATACCACTACGGTTGGAATAGAAAGCATCTAGGATGTAACGACCTTTAGGAGCAGGAGAGCTACCAAAGTCTTGTTTGTTTAATAGAGCAGCATCAAATACATCACTACTGTCTTTACCATCAGTCCAACGTTTAGAGTTGGCAGGTAGCTTATCACTGTTAGCAGTTTTATATGTAGCAATTTGAGTATCAGTCCAACCTTGATTGTATAGGTTGTACAAAGCTTTAGTGTAGAAACTACCCCACTCAGTTTGTGTCTTTTCTGTATCTACAGAATAAGGGCTAGCAAAGCCCTCAA